TCATTTAATCCTGTTACATATCTTACTACTCCATTTTGCTCTAAACAAGCAAGTTGCTCATAATGTTTTACACCATCAAATAATGATTGGCCATAATGTTCTAATCCCATGTTTGACATTGAATTGTCAAAGTAAGGTTTGATTGAGATCTTGTTACTCTTGTTTGTGTTAAATACTTCTACGTGTGTAAAGTCCATTTTGTGTTGGTTTTAAAATGTTTATAATTGTAAATATATAAAAAAAGGAGGAGAATTAACCCCTCCTTTTTTTATTTCTAGTTTGACATATTAGAATGATCCACCAGTGATAGGATTTCTCATAACAATTTTCAATACTTTAGTTGGATCTTTAACCCAAATAGCTGGCATTGTTTGAGACATCATTACACGGTAACCGTTGAATTGTCCAGAAGATTGGAATCCTTGAGATCTACCCATGTAATCCATTGTTCCATTTTGGTACCACCATTTCAATTGATTATCCCAAGATAATTTCAACATGTAAATGTTGTCATTAGTGTTATCTGTGATATCAAAGATAATGAATGAATAAGAAGATAATGGGAAACCATCAATGATAGGATTCTCAATATCATTAGTGTGAACATTATCAAATGCAGGATTCAATACAAATTTAACATTAGCCAAGAATGGTATAACGTAAGAAGTGTAAGAGAAACCAAAATTTAAGTCCATACCTTTACCAGTGATAGCACCGATATCAGCAGCTTGAATCAATAAACCTGAAGAAATAGCTTCTTGTTTAATTGCTTCATTAACCATTCTCATACCACCCATACCTGTTTGAACAACAAGTTGACGTTTAGGATCTGGTCCTTGGAACTCAACCTTACCATTGAAGAAGTTATATAACTCTCCTCTGAATAAATCTAAGTTGAAGTTGTTTTTGTTGTAGATACGTTTGAAAGAGTTATCTAACTGTTTCCACAAACCTACTGATAATCTTACATCATCTGGTCCGTCTTGACGTACTCTACCCCCGTGACCCCACATAAGGTAAGTCTCAATATCAGAAGCAATCTTAGTTAAGTGAGCAGCCTCCATGTTAGTTAAGAAAGTTCTTGATAAATCACCATTATCAAATGCTTTTTTAACTGAGTCTTTACCCATTACTTTAACCATATCATCCAAAGATGAAATAGATGGATCTAATCCTTTCAAGTGAGATCTCCAGATTTCAGTTACAGGAACTGTACCATCTGCATTCATACCACCTTTGATCATTAAATCTGCTCTAGAAGAGATAGAGTAATGAACGTGAGCTTCAGCACCACCAACAAAGTTATAGTATTCACGGAATCCTGTGTTAGTTTGGATGTCTGAGAATCTCTCACCATACTCACCTCTAGCAGAACCTTTACGGAATACTTTAGTACCATTAGCTAAATAAGCATTATCAATGTACTTGTAGTTATCATTGTTAACTAACTGTACAGTATAGATAAAACCATCACCAATTGGTAAGATATCATCTGCAGTAATGTACATCTCAACTCCATTGTATTTGTCATAGGTAATGATATCACCATGTCCAAATTCTCTTTTGTTAAGTTTGATTTTGAAAGTTGTACCTTCAATACCTTTAGCTGAGTTGTTAGGCTCAATATCTTCTACTATGTAAGGAAGATCAATTGATACCGGAGTTTGCCATTTGTACTCACCTCTTGCGTTATCTACATTGATAACATTTTTTCCACCAAAAGAAGACAACTGGTATAAAGGCATTTCAACTTTTTGAGCCATAGCCCATAAGTCTACTGGACCTAAATCCATTGGTTCTGCGTCTTTTAGCATGTTTTGTAAATGGTAAGAATCAACATGTGAACTAGCATTGTATGCCGTATCACGTAGGAAAATACCATTATTTAATACTGGAGTTGCCATTTTTACTTATTTATTTATTTATATTATTTATTTTAAAATCTTTTAAACATATTATTTCCAGGTGTTCTAGAAATTGTATTGTTATTTGAAGTTGTTTTTCTACTAGCAGGTTTTTCATCTACTGTATTTGAAGAAGATATTTTCTTAGCTTCTTCTGTCTTCAACATTCTAACAGTTTTTTCAGTTGCTACCTTAGTACCTTGGTCTTTGATCTTAGCTCTATATCCTTCTGGATCAGCTAATAACCATAATGCCTCAGCAATAAGATCATGTCTTGGTTCTACAAACTGATACTTCTCTAATAGGTGACCTAACATATTTGTTGGTTTACCTGATATTGAAGGATAGTTTGGTTGAACTAATCCACTGTATAACATGTTCTGTGTTTTCTTATCAAGTTTAACACCGTCAAGTTCTCCTACTGATAATACATTATATACATTATCTGTATATTGTTTAGCAGCTTGAACTTGTTGTTCTTTTTTAGTTTCCTGTTCAGCAAGTTTTCTAGATACTATTTCTTCTTGCATTCTATCCAACTTAGGTTTAAACTGTCTAGCTTTTTGTCCTAACTTGTCTACATCTGCCCAGTCCTCAATTTCTGACTCTATTTCCTCTGGTGTACCAAAGTTAGTAGCGTATAAGTATTGTCTTGCAATTTCTGCTTGGTGATTCTCATCATCAGCATCTAATTCAAATACTTCTTCTACTTGAGCAAGTGTTCTAAACAAACCTTTAAGATCTTGTCCACCATCTGCTACATATTTAGCTGCAGTTTTCAATTCATCAGGTAAAGCATTAAAAAAGTCTTTAGGTGCATCTTCTTTTATCTTTCTTTCTTTCTCTTGAAAGTTAGCTTCAAATAATTCTCTAAAGTCTTTAGTAGTATACTCTTCTAAATCTTTATCATCATCAAAGCCAAAAAGAGTACCTTCTTCAATCATCTTAGTAGCTAACTCATATAAACCTGACTTATCTACTTTAGGTCTACCTTTATTACCTGCTTCCTCTTCCTGAGAAATAAGTCCATCCAATTCATCAATTGTTTCTTGGACTTCTTCCTTAGTAATGATTTGCTCTGCTGTATCTGGTTTACTTGTTATACCAGTTTTGCTGTCAAGGAACTCATAATCAGGTTTTGCATCTTTAGAAAAAAGAGTCTTTTTCTCTTCTTCCTCTTCTGGTAGCATCACGTTTTCTGCACCAGGCATTCCAAATAATTCATCCAAGTTTACATCTACTTGTGAAACGGTAGTGTTATCTTGTGTTGTTTGCTCATCAGTATTCATATGTTGGTCTTTATGTTACTATAAATAATATAACTATTTTTTTTACAAATAAACTTCTTAAATTTAAAATATGCAGATTTTATTTTTTCATTTTCAGCATTATATAGCTAAGTGTTATTTCTTCTTATTGTCAGTTTTACTTTTTACATCAAATTTGTTCTTATTTTCTCTTGCAATTTGTAATTGTTTATCAGCAATAGACTGTTGAACTTGTAGTTTTTCTCTTTCAAGTTGTGCTTTTTGAGAATCATTTGCTTGTCTATTAGACTCTTTTTGTCTTTCTAAACTCATCTGACTTGTAAATTGTTCAGACTTTTGTATATCTCTCATGCTATCAGTAAAGTCTGACATTTGATTTTGATTAATATCTTGAGTAGCACCAAATCCTGCAGCTCTAATTTCAGCAACAAGTATATCTCTTTGTCTATCTTTTTCTGCTCTCATGTCTGCACCATCAGCTTTAAGTTTTTCTTCTTGTGCTTTAGCTTGCAATGCTTGTTCTTGCATTTGTTGTTGATGTTGCATTTCTTGATCTTTCTGTGCTTTGATTTTAGCTTCAGAATCTTTAAGCACTGTATTTAACTCAGCAATACTTTCTGATTGTACTAATTTACCTAAGTCATATATTGATGCACCAGTAGTATTGTTGTTTAATGCCATACCTTTTAACTGCTCAAGTACTGCTCTATAGTTTGCTTTAGTTGTAGCAAATATATTTAAATCTCTCATAAGTAAATCTGTTCCATTAATCTGAAAATTTACTTTCTCATCTGCAGCTGTAACATAAGTTAATCTTGCAGAAGGTTTTGTTGAGTGATAGAATTGAGCTAAGTCAGTTCTCATTTGATGTACTCTTGGCATTAAGTAATCAGAGTGTTGCATGAAATACATTTCAGTTTGTGCATAAGAAGCACCTACAGCTTGTTCTACACCTGTTGCAGTTTGTTGAGAAAGTTGTTGACCCATTCTTTGTGGATTAATACCTATAACTTCATATGCTTGTTGTTTCATATATGTAGCTAACTGTATTCTTGACATCAACCTGCTAGTTTGTTCTAGGTCTAGTTTCTGGAAATGTTGGAAGTTTAAAGCATTCTCTGTATTAGTAATACTGGTATCTAAAGGGAGCATCTGAAAATTCTTCATTGCTACATATGCTTTAGCTAAATTGTTCTTACCCCAATCTTCTCCCATTGAGTGTCTTGGTAAAGCATTCTGATCAAGTAAGATTACTGTACCTAGTTCATCTACTAAGATATCTGCTATTTGGTTATTAACAATATTGTATCCTATCTGGAATGGTTTCATTAAATCAATCAATGCAGTTGACTTAGTATTTCTATCTGAGAATACTGCACCCTCTACTGGTAGTTTACATCCGTAGATAGAGTTGTCACCTTTAAATTGAAATCTTAATGGTCCTATGTTTTGTTTATCAATACCTATGTATAGAGGAGTAAACCCACCTGGATTATTCATACCCCAAAATGATGGAATATTTGGTCCAACTTTTACACCACCCCATACTTCATTAATCCATATCCAATCAATGTGCTCTCCATATACTAAATTGTCTTTAGTTTTATTTTTAAAGAGTCTTGTATCATATATAGGATTATCAGTTACTTTATAGTCTTCAGTTATTATTTCAGTGATTACTTCACCTGAGTCAGTAACTTTAGTTAAGTGACCTACTTTTCTTTGAGATTTCCAATATCCTGTAGTTACTCTCAATAAGTATGCAGTACCTTGGTCATAATAATCTTCACCTTCTCTTAAAATATAATTGATTATATCTCCACTGTTAAAGATATTATTAGCTGCAGCTGTAGAGTATTGACGCATACCTAATGAAGGCATATTAGTATTCCAGTCATGAGACTTAGTAGCATCATAAAAAGATCCGTCATTCTGTACACCACCAATATTATATCCTGCAGATCTAATTGGGTAAATAGCTTCTAGTGATGCCATTTGATCTTCATTCATCATATAACCATACTTATCAATAACATCAGCTACTGTAAGCATGTCTGTTTTACCAACCCAGTTAGATTGAGATATATATCTAGCATCAGGAGATTTGTGATAGAATGTAAGTACAGGATTCCATAACTCAACATCATAATCATCTTCCATCATACGCATGTGCCAGAACTCTCTATCTGTAATAAGCATATCTCTGAATCCTCTTTCTTCTAACTCATCCATTCTAAATCTTTCAACATCAACTTCATGTTGGTGAGTAGCCCACTGTTCAACCATTGATCTGTAATCCTTTTTAAAGAATTGTTCAATCTCAGGTAATGATTTAAGTTTATCAGGATTTAATTGTTGTTGTGCCTCTTCAGATTCTGGATCAAGACCTTGCTCTACCATTGCTGCAATAATCTTCATGCTTGCATCAGACATAAGCACATCTTCTACCATTTGTCTTTTTTGCTCCATCATCTCATTATAAGATCCTTCATCAACTGCACGGTATGATAACTTACTTGATCTTTTAGCAAACTCAGCTACAAGAACATTAATAACATTTGGGATGATAGGATAAAACTTTAACTCAAGTGCAGATGCATCTTCTTTAGTAAGAGTTTCAATTATATCTCTATAATCATTATCTTCTTCAACTATATAATCAGATTTATCTATAACACCTTTTGCTAATTTGTAGTTCTTCATTAACCTACGGGCATTTCTTTTAATCTGTTTAAGACCATTCCACTCTAACCAGTCAAGATTCCAAGCAGCCCACTTGTCATCCTTTTCTTTTTTAGGGATAAACTGTAATGGTTGCGTAATACTACCTAATCTGTTGTGTTCAGTTTTAGCACCCTTTTTTAATTGTAAAGCATTATATACTTGCATATCTTTTTATTTTAAATTTTTAAATGGTGATCTATTTAATTTTTTATTTTCACCCAATCCACTTCTACCCATATGTCTAAAAGGACTACTCTTTAAGGTATACAAATTTTTTTGATTATCCAACTTTTTACTTGCATCATCCATCACTACTCTCTTTGCATAACCTATATTTGCTTGTTGTATTTTTAAGAAAGATACTAATGCAGCAAAAGCTACAAGTCTATCTACGTTGAGTCCGTCCTGGTAAGCTTGCATCTCTTTGAGTAACATAATATCTGGAATCCTTTCTACCCCATAATGTATCTTAACAGTAGTACCATCATCTTTCTGAATATGATCTATCTCTTCAGATAAGAAATCTTGTGTATAACTGATCATGTGATTCTTGAATAGTACACCAGTATTTCTCCATCCATACTCTTGAAATACATTAGCATTAGCTCCTACATCTTTTAAGAATACTATTTGGTTTCTTGGTACTAGATATCTCTGTTTCTTTCTTGCTAACATATGATTGATAAACTGAGAAATATTATTCTCTACAATTGTAAAGGCATTATACCATTCAATAATAAGTTCTAGTCTCTCATGTGTTTTATTGATATCATCAAATCTTCCACACCATGCTGCTACAATTTTATCTCTTTCTATAAATGTCTCAGGTTCACCATTAGTAATCTTAGTCACTTCAACCGGTGCTTTCATTACATATATGGAACATAGTGATTCTGAGGTAGTTGTCTTACCCTCTGCAACCGGGTCAATACTTGCATAGTACATTCCATATGTAGGATCTGGTACTGGTCTTTCCCATACTACTAATGTACCTGTTTTATCTTCAGTCTTTTTAGATATAGGAAACTCTGATATGGGTAATTTACTTGTAGATTTTACTTTAACTTTACCTGTCTCATCTCTAGATATATCCAAGTGCTCTGATGAATATTCTTTTTCTTCTATTCTTCTTATCTGTGCATTAACTAAATGTGGAGGAAACTTGGCAGCTTTTCTAAATGCAAATGCCTCTTCTATATTTCTTGGATGCTGAGAAACCTCAAGTTGATAATCTTTAGCTTCCTTGTTTCTCTTTATCTCTTCAAAG